TGAGTATTTCTCAAAGGAATATATACAAAAGAATGTACTTCATCTTTCTGATGAAGATATTGAGCAGATGAATAAACAAATGGCAGGAGAAGATCCTTCCGACGAAGAATCTGATGATGAGGGTGACTCTCAACAACAGAATGATAATGATTTAGAAAATAATTAGGAGAATATAATGAGTGAAGCAGCAGTAAAAGATTTGATCCAACAAGCAATTGATCAAGACTTTAACAGTGCGAACAAAACTTTTGGCGATGTTATGACAGTCAAACTATCAGACATTATGGATCAAGAGAAGGTTCGTCTTGCCGACCAGATTTACAATGGCATCGAAGATGAGGATGACGATGACCAACTAGAACTGGAGTTGGAGGATGATGAAGAAGAAACCGAAACTGAATCCGATTCGGAAGAAAGCGAAGAAGATTTACCAGAGTCCGGTGATGATGTGGAAGTCGGAGTGGATTCTGAAGAAGGTGAAGAATCCGAGGAATAATGAAATTGAAGAAATAAAGATTCTTCAATGTTTAGACTCTGAAAATTGAAAATGTTATAAATAAAGTCAAATGAAAACTTTTACGCAAATTCGAGAATTAACTGGAAGAAAACCAAGCGGACAACTTGTTGTCAACAAAAAACTTGGCAAGATCAAGATTATGGTCTATAAAGATCGCAACCAATATGTTGCCTATGTAGACGGTGATAGACTTGATGCATACAAGTCAGAGAAAGAAGCGGAAAAAGCAGCAACAGAATTTATAAAGGTTCTTAACAAATGAAACTGATTGCAGAATATACAGATCAACATTTGGAAGTTATAACCGAATCGAAAGATAACGGTGAAAAGACATATGCTATTGAAGGTGTCTTCATGCAAGCAGAACAAAAGAATCGTAACGGTCGGATCTATCCTAAACCAATTATGGAAAAGGCACTCGCAAAATATAATAACGAGCAAGTGTCTAAGGGTAGAGCGGTTGGTGAATTGAATCACCCCGAAGGTCCAACCGTTAATCTAGATAAAGTTTCTCACAAAATCGAATCCCTTGATTGGAAGGGTAATGATGTTGTGGGCAAGGCGACTATTTTGGACACGCCAATGGGAAAGATTGTAAAAGGTCTACTCGATGGTGGCGTGCAACTGGGCGTCTCGACTCGTGGTATGGGAAGTTTGGAAAGAGGTAATGAAGCAATGATCGTTAAGGGAGATTTTCTCCTCAATGCGGTAGACATTGTGCAAGATCCATCAGCACCGTCAGCATTTGTAAATGGCGTTATGGAAGGTGTAGACTGGATTTGGAATAATGGCATTATCGAACGCCAAGCAATTGAACAAATTGAGACAGAAATTAAAAGGACTCCGCGTGCAGATCTCTATGAGGCAAATGTTCGTGAGTTTAAGAATTTCCTCTCGTTACTCAAAACTAAATAAAAAAGGAGTCATTCATGACTGATGATCAAATGATCGAAGATCAAGACGTTGAACTCCATGACGAAGTAACAGACGAAGTTGTGGAAGGAAATACTCACGATCCTAAAAATGCTGAAGCACAATCAGTTGCTGCAGTTGATAAAGCAGGTGATGCTACAGGTTCTGCACCAAAACGTAAAGGTGACGCAACCAAGCAGGATCCAATGCCTAAAACTAAAGGTGCGCTAATGGCATCTATGGTAGCAAAAATGCAAGGCATGAACAAAGAAAAATTGATGGCAATGTACAAGACAGAAGACTTCGATGACTATGCAGATGATGCACAAGTCGTTGCAGAAACTTCTGAATTAGACGTTGACGTTGATTTCTCTGCTGATCTTAATGCACTTGTTGAGTCAGAGGCAACTCTGTCTGATGAGTTTAAAGGTAAAGCATCTACAATCTTTGAAGCAGCAATCAAATCAAAACTATCTGAAGAGATTGATCGCCTTGAAGAAAAATACGAAGAAGAACTTGCTGAGGAAGTTGCCTCAACAAAATCAGACCTCGTAGAAAAAGTGGATAATTATCTGAACTACGTTGTCGAGCAATGGATGGAAGACAATAAGTTGGCAGTAGAAAATGGTCTGCGCACAGAAATTGCAGAGAAGTTTATGACTTCACTGAAAGATCTGTTCACAGAATCATACATCGAAGTGCCAGAGTCTAAAGTCGATCTGGTTGACGAACTTGCTGCAGAAAACGCAGAACTCGAAGAGTCTGTAAACACTGCAGTTGCAAAACAAATTTCAATGCAAGAGGAACTGGAAACGCTGAAGCGTGATGCTATCATTCGTGAAGCAGCAACAGACTTAGCAGAAACTCAGGTTGAGAAATTGAAAAAATTGGCAGAAGACCTTGACTTTGATGATGCCGATACTTTCGCAGAAAAAGTAAACACCATCAAAGAATCATACTTCACCAAAAAAGCATCCGAGTCTGTTGACATCGAAGAAGATCTAGACGATACAAATACTGTCGTTGAATCATCTAACGCAATGTCACAGTATCTTCAAGCAATCCAAAAGACATCTAAATAAAGGGAGTCCTTAATATGTCATCTTACGATAACTTGATGGAAAAGTGGGCACCTGTACTGAACGAAGAGTCAGCAGGTAAGATCACAGATAACCATCGTAAAGCAGTAACTGCTGCAATTCTCGAAAACCAGGAGCGTGACTTCGCTGAGCAAGCAGCACAGTTGAACGAAGCAGTTCCTGCAAACAACACTGGTTCAGTTGCAAACTGGAACCCAGTACTAATCGCACTTGTGCGTCGTGCAATGCCAAACCTAATGGCATACGATATCTGTGGTGTTCAGCCAATGTCAGGTCCAACTGGTCTGATCTTCGCAATGAAGTCACAGTATAAGACACAAAAATCAGGTGCAAACGTCGGAACAGAAGCATTAGTAAACGAAGCAATTGCTAACTTCTCAGGCGATTCAAACACAACAACACAAACTGCAGATCCATCAGGTCTAGCAGGTATTGCAGATGGTAACAGCGACTCAAGCATCGACAACGAGCGTAATGATCCATTGGCAGGCATCGACCCATACACAACTGCAGAAGCAGAAGAGTTGGGTGGAGCAGCAGCAGAGCAGTTTGCTGAAATGGGTTTCACCATTGAAAAAGCAACAGTGACTGCAAAGTCACGTGCGCTGAAAGCAGAATACACTCTAGAACTTGCACAGGACTTGAAAGCGATTCATGGTCTTGACGCAGAAACAGAACTAGCGAATATTCTGTCAACAGAAATCATGGCGGAAATCAACCGTGAAGTAATTCGCACAATCAACTCACAGGCAAAAACTGGTGCAGGCACTGGTAACACAGCAATCAATGGTATCTTCGACGTACAGACAGATGCAGACGGTCGCTGGTCAGTTGAGAAGTTCAAAGGTCTGATCATGCAGATCGAGCGCGAAGCGAACCAAATTGCTAAAGACACACGTCGGGGCAAAGGTAACTTCATGGTCTGTTCTTCTGACGTAGCATCTGCACTTGCAGCATCAGGCATGCTTGACTATGCTCCAGCATTGTCAACAAACCTGAACGTTGATGACACAGGCAACACATTCGCTGGTGTAATGAACGGTCGTATGCGTGTATATGTTGATCCATATGCAACAGCAGACTATGTAAACGTTGGTTATAAGGGTACAAACCCATATGACGCTGGTATCTTCTATTGCCCATACGTTCCATTAACAATGGTGCGTGCGGTTGGTGAAGACACTTTCCAACCAAAAATTGGATTCAAGACTCGCTACGGCATGGTCTCAAATCCATACGTTGGAGCAGCACCAGCATCTGGTCTTGCAGCAGCAAAGACAAACCAATATTATCGTATCTTCCGCGTGGACAACATCCTCGGAGCATAAACGATTTAATATCAATAAAAGAGGAGCATCTTCGGGTGCTCCTTTTTTTTAACTTGCTTTTCTTATAAATAGTCTCATGGCGACTTTAACAGAGAATTTTAATTACTTACAACCGACCAGTTTTAAATTGGTTATTGATCGTAAGAACTATCCAAATTTGGAGTTCTTCTGCCAAAACGTGACGCATCCAGGGATGTTGATGACTGCAGTAGAAGTTCCTTTTCGTAGGATATCAGGTGTACCAGTTCCAGGCGAATCATTAACCTTCAATGAACTTTCTTGCAATATTTTACTTGACGAAAATTTGGAAGGTTACAGCGAAATGTTCAATTGGGTGAGAAGGTTATTAGAAACTAACATGGGTCAGTCTCGTGTCAGCATGACAGCACCGCCAACTTATGCTGATATAACATTATCAATTTTATCAAGTCACAATAATCAAACGAAACAAATTAGGTATCTAGATGCTGTTCCAACATCGCTTGGTGATATAAATTTCGAATCTACTGCTTCTGGTTCGGAGTTTATTACATTTAATGCATCTTTCCGATTCACATATTTTGAGTTAGTATAATGCCCATATCAAGAAATAGACAAATGGCATCGCTGATTGAAGATTCTTCAGGCGATATTAAATCTACTGCCTTTGATGCTTTGATTGATCAAACGATCGAACCAGAAACATTACTTTTTGCTGCTGATGTAGATTCAGCAGGAGGTATGCCTGACTGGAAATGGTCATGGAAACCGACGACTCTTCCATATGAAAGAGTCACAATTACTATGCAACCACAAAACGATGTTCCTATTTACAGAGCAGGAACATATACTCTAGATAATTTTACTGCATTTAGAACACGAGGCGAATCAACACAAACTCATAAAATATTTTTGAAATGGGTTAAAGAGGCAGGATCAGCAAACCTCGTTGATTGGGTAACGTATGACAGCGGAAACTATTCTTTTGCTGGAGTAACAGACACGTCTGGAACTGATTCTGCAACAAGAGCGCAAAGACTAACATGGTCTGTTCCAACTAGTTATACAATACCAACATTGAATACTTCAACGCACACATACAATATTGGTGCTGTTTCAGGAGCATATGTTTTTACTGGAATTAGAACAGGAAACAATTCACCACTCGGTCCATTGTATAGAGGCAACACATATCAGTTTGTTATGGATGCAACAACAAGCGGACATCCGATTTATCTTTCGACAGATGATGGTGCTAACTTTGTTTCTGGTAACTACGTTGGTGAATACACAACTGGTGTTACAAATTCAAGAGCAAATAATAACGCAACAATGACGTTTATTGTTCCTGCTGATGCGCCTGATACACTAACATATCAATGTGGTGTGCATGCTGCAATGCGTGGTACTATCACAATTCAAGATCTTAAAGTAGATTCAGACGGCAGTGGGATTGATATAATTTATCTACAGCATTCTCAAGAAGGGCATGCTACTGAAGTTCCTGTAAAGGATCTTCCATCTATAAAGAGTCAGATGTGTCTAACGTTTGATGAGGCGAAAGGTAAATTTGTCGCACAAGACCTTAGAGAATATATGGATAAAACCACCTCATTTGTAGATCGTATTAAAGAAGAAATAGGTGTAAATTCCATAAATGAAAATAGAATGAAAGCATTTATGCAAGAGAAAAATATCCTTGATTCAAGCGAAACGTTTGTGTCAGGTGCTCTTGATTCCGCAAAGGTTGAAGGTATAATCTCTACAAATACGGATGTACAAAAAGAGAATAACACTACATTTGTTCAAGATGGTGTTCTTACTGTGAACACTGGTACTGCAAGATGGTATTCTCCTCGTGCTGTAACCATTACGAAAATAAGAACACATGTTGCGACTTCATCTGCTGGAGCAGCACTAAATATGACGTTAAAGAAAAATGGGACATCAATACAAACTTTCAACATCGCTGCTGGTTCTACCACTGATGTTACAACAGGTCTAAACTTATCAGTCGCTGAAGGTGACTATCTAACTATTGACATAACACAGATTGGTTCTTCGACAGCAGGATCTGATTTGAATGTCGTTATATCGTATAAATAAGGAGAAAAAATAATGGCATGGGATTCAGACGCTAAACAAAGTGCGCTCGATCTATTTAAACTTACAGATTCAGTAGGAACTCCACTAACAGCGTCCAACATAAATTGGGATTCTGCCCATTGGTATCGTATTATCGGAGTGTCTGATGATGATCTACCAAATCTGATTACTAACTATTCATTCGGTACAGAAGAGATCGGTCATCAGTCAGGCGGTGTAACAAACATATTTGTTTTGGGTGGGCATGACTATGATTCGTCAAATAGCGACTTAGAGGAGTTACACTAATGGCATATTTAAAACTAGTAATGAATCATACATCTTGGGGTGGTTCTACAAACCTCGCTGTTGACACTTATCGACGCAATGTTCTGAATGAAATTCAATTATTCTTGAGTGGATCTCGTACCACAACAGCGCAGATGGATTCGACAGTAATTAATACTGCTTCTTCAGTGATTATAAACGGTGCGTCAGATAGACCATCAGCAAATATTTATAGAAACATTGCTGGAAACAATACTTCTAATGCTGCGTATAGTCTTCAGTACATTACATTTAAAAAATATCACTACGGCAATCAAGAAACTGATAGCACAGATGCAAACTTTGGTTCTTATAATTATATCACAATTAAATGGATGAACACTTATGGGTTGATATGTCGTACTACTGATAAAGCAGACTCACAGGCATTTCCTTATAGTACAGGTACAACTACAGGTTCTTGGACTGGAGATACTGGTTCATCACAGTGGAGAACTCCACTAAATCCTAGTCAATGTTATGCAATTCACGTTCTGATGACTGATAAATTATTTGGTATGTGGGTCGAACTTTCAAATGTGGTGACAGGTAATTTTTACACACATGTCTTAGCAGACCTTGAATTTAGTCCAGACTTGATGAGACATTTATGGGGCGGGAATAACTTCTATTGTCCGCAATATACCATCAATGCTGCTGATCGAAGACTAAGAAATGATGCTGATCCTACAGCAGGATCGACATCATCGACCTCATATTCAAAGCGATTGACAATTGGTATGAAACACAGACCAGGAGCAAATGGAATTAAAAATACTTCTGCTGGACTGGGGAGTCATTATCATTGGGGTTATACAACTACAAACGCGAATTATTCAGAGTATCCATCTATCTTCCCACCACCATGGTATGATATGCCAACGCAAATACCTGTAGCAAACGGTGATACTGGATATTTGATGCAACCATTAACAGCATGGTCTTATATTGGTTATGTTAATAGAAGTAATAACCATTATGATTATCATGCATTTCCAAGGTTGATGAATATCTTTAGAACTAATGATGAAAGTTTCGGTTATGGTGAAAGAGTAGAAAAGGACGGCAAATATTACCGCTGTTTCAGAATACACAGATGTGGCGGTGGTTATGGAAACGTTGCAGATTCTTTGTTTAGAAATGCATGCTATTTGTTCCCTGAGGGAAGAGGCGACTAACAATTGGCAGATGTTCTTCTAAACATACCTTCCGATTCAATTGGTTACGGAATACTGACTAACACATCTGCTGAGTTAATACAGTATTCTGATTCAGAGGTGTTGTCCGTATTATCGGGAGGTTTAGATTCTAGTCTACTTTTATCTCCATCACTGAGCGGTGGTGGTGGAAGTGGTATCGAGCAATCTACTTTAGATTCTGCAAATAATTTAATAGCAACACTCAGGACAGAACTTGATGATGCATCATCAAGCAGTGGTTCTTCTCAGAGATGGATATCGTAAATGGCAATTTCT